TTGACAGCTTCTTTCAGTGCTTTACCGGCTTTGAAACCTGGTTTTTTGGCTGCTGCGATTTCCAGTGTCTTACCGGTCTGTGGGTTACGACCAATGCGAGCTGGACGATCAGTTACGGAGAAAGTACCGAAACCAACCAGAACAACAGAGTCGCCAGCCTTGAGAGCGCCAGTGACGGATTCGATTACAGCGTCCAGCGCACGGCCAGCAGCAGCTTTCGGGATATCAGCGGATGCAGCGATAGCATCAATCAGTTCCGACTTGTTCACTCTAAGTCCCCTTATATCTATTTGAGTATGATTCTAAGTTTTTTGGTGAAAGCAAAAACGAGTGCTGAATGGCCTACAGACACTTAAGAGCCGCTTTATAACAAGGGCTCTAAAAAGCTGTCAACAAGCCCCCCAGGCAAATGCGTACTAATGCGTGCTAATTCTTTCCTTAGAGTCAGACTCGCGTTTTTCATCCTTTGCAACTATCTCCGGAGCTACATCGGGCAAGGGCTCCGGCGCGTATTGCAGCGCAATTTGCAGGACCTCGTCAATCCATTTAACCGGTTTAATCTGCAGATCTTGCTTGATATTGTCAGGAATTTCCTTCAGATCGCGTACGTTCTCTTCAGGAATGATCACCGTCTTGATCCCGCCACGGTGAGCCGCAAGCAGTTTTTCTTTCAGACCACCAATCGCCAGCACTTGACCGCGCAGGGTGATTTCACCCGTCATGGCCACGTCAGCACGCACCGGAATGCCGGTCAATGCCGACACCAGGGCCGTGCACATGCCTACGCCGGCGCTAGGGCCATCCTTCGGGGTGGCCCCTTCCGGCATGTGGATGTGCGTGTCGCGCTTCTCGTGGAAGTCCAGGGGAATCCCCAGGCTCTTCGCGCGGCTGCGGACAACGGTCAACGCGGCAGTGATCGATTCGACCATCACGTCACCCAGCGAACCGGTCTTGATCAGTTGCCCTTTGCCTGGTACCACAGCGGCTTCGATGGTCAGCAACTCGCCGCCCACTTGAGTCCATGCCAGCCCGGTCACTTGACCGATCTGATCCTGCGATTCAGCCAGGCCATAGCGGAATTTGCGCACGCCGAGGAAGTGTTCCAGCATGTCGGCAGTGACCTTCACCGAGAAGCGTTTTTCCAGCGCATGCTCTTTGACCGCCTTGCGGCAAACCTTGGCAATCTGGCGCTCCAGCCCACGTACACCGGCTTCGCGGGTGTAGTAGCGGATGATGTCGCGGATCGCTTCGGCGTCGAATTCCAGCTCGCCTTTCTTCAGACCGTTGGCCGTGATCTGCTTCGGCGAAAGGTATTTGACGGCGATGTTGATCTTTTCGTCTTCGGTGTAGCCCGGCAGACGAATCACTTCCATCCGGTCGAGCAGCGCCGGCGGAATGTTCATGGAGTTCGAGGTGCACAGGAACATCACATCGGACAGGTCGTAGTCGACTTCCAGATAGTGATCGTTGAAGTTGTGGTTCTGCTCCGGATCGAGCACTTCCAGCAACGCCGACGCTGGATCGCCACGCATGTCACTGCCCATTTTGTCGATTTCATCGAGCAGGAACAGCGGGTTGCGGACGCCCACTTTTGTCATCTTTTGAATCAATCTTCCTGGCATCGAACCGATATAAGTCCGGCGATGACCACGAATTTCCGCTTCATCGCGTACACCGCCGAGGGCCATGCGTACGAATTTGCGGTTGGTCGCATGAGCAATCGACTCCGCCAGGGAGGTTTTACCCACACCAGGAGGACCGACCAGGCACAACACAGGACCCCGAATCTTCTTCACGCGCTTTTGCACGGCGAGGTACTCGAGGATCCGCTCTTTGACTTCTTCCAGCGCGGAGATATCACCCAGCGCTGCGCGAGTCGTGGCTCGGAAATCCGGAACAGTGGTCGGCTGCCCCAGTGGACGCCAGGTTTGTGGCGCCTGGGCGTAAGCATCACGCAAGGTGCGGGTTACCCCGCCGCCGAGCAGGATAGGAAAATCACTGGTGGTTTGCATGCCGGCGGCACGCATGGCCGTACGGTCACAACCGAGAGCGGCCCGGGCGACTTCTTGTGGGAGCATGCCGCGTGCATTGCCGCCGACAGTTTCCACGCACTCACGCGCGAGATCGAGCAAGCGCATGCCGCGGAACTCCCGGGCGCCTTCGATCAGCGCGATGGTCGGGTTGCAACGGTTGAGCAAAGCATTCTGCATCGCCTCGCGCTTTGCCGTCAGAACAGCCTGGTCCAGGCCGCCAACGATGGTTGGCTGACTGTTGCGGCTTTCCGTCTGGGTGCCGGCCTGGCGCTCAGCCACTTTGTCGATCAATGCGGCGCTGGCTTCGGCAATCGAGATGCCGCGAGCGATCAGATCATCAGCTACCTCATCAGCAAGGCCCACCTTCTTCGCCATTTGGCGGATGGTCAGGCTGCGTTTACGCTCGGCCTCTTCCGCCTGCCGGCGGATCAGGTCCTCGGCCGCGCGCTTTTCTTCTTCAGTCATCGGATTTTCCTCGGTGGTGTTGGCCACGGCGGCCGGTTGGTCGAGAGGTTGTTGCACCTCGCGAACTTCAAAAATGGTGTTGAAGCGCTGCCCCTTGTATTCCTCAGAGGCATTGGCGCTGCGGAACTTGCCACCGTCGTCGAAGCCGATCGGCACCAGGGAAATTTCCATGGGTTCCCAATCGACAGCTCGGTAGGTCGGAAGCTTGTCGTCGGCGCTTTCGGTAACCTCGTATCGGTGCACCGCGTAGCCGACACTGATGTTGCGAAGAATTCCGTCTTGAACATCCTTAAAGATTTTTTCGACGTCATCCCGCTGGCTGAAGCGGACCAGAGCACGGCCTTCGGCGCCCTCAATCCAGGCCTTTTCGACGACACCGATCACGGCGTCCAGTTCGTAGGAGTTATGAGCATTCAGGAACGGGGCGCCGTTGTTGAGGCGATCCAACCGGACCGCATCCTCGCTGACCTCCAGTTCTTCCATGTAACTGCCAACATCCCAGGACCAACGGCGCCCTTTTGCGCCAGTAGTCCAGGTCAGTTCGACAGTCCGCGCGTCAACGTCTACCGATCCCGCACGCACGGCGGCGCGCAGGCTGAGCATTGGCGTCTCATGCGTCTTGCTTTTCGTCGCCTGATTCGGAGTTGGCATCGTCTGTTTTCTCTTCTGTGACTGGTGGCTGGCTCGGAGAACCGGCAGCGGCAACTCGGCGCGGGTCGCAATCCAGGACCAAGCCGTATTCGTCGATCATGTCGTTGGCTTTTTTGATTTGCTCTGCATGTCGCTTCGGGTCTGTGATGCCCAGTTCGCGCAATGCGTCCGGCCATGTAGTCAGGCCGTTGCGCACGCGGGTGATGACGTTCTCGGTTTCAGACTTCGGATCGACCATGTCGCGGCGCGGGGGAACCCAGTAAGCCTTGACGTCATCGGTCACCCCGCCCGGCAACAGGACTTGGGCTTCCATGAACCAGCGCCATACTTGGTCACAAAGCTGAGGGATCAGCATTCGCCACTGCCATACATCAACGCGGCGGGCAAAGTTGAGCCAACCCATGCGACCACTGGAGAAGTTGACGCCCTTTAGGTCGCCGGTCAGCAGTTCGTAAGGGACGCCCAGACCGACCGCGATTGCATGGAGCGCTTGCCAGGAATACGTTGTGTACCCATTGAAAGTTGGCGGCGTGCCGAAGCTCACCGCCTCCCCCATCGACAATTCCTGAACAATCCCAGGCTCCATTCGATCAATAAGCGCAGGTCCCTTCTTCACCCCTGTATGTGTTTCAGGGTCCTTGGTGACGAATGCCGCAAAGCACGCCGCAATCTTCGCCTGCTCCATGACGGCATCTTCCATCTCGTCGAAGCTGCTCATGCGCTGGATGACCGGGGCCAACCAGGTGTAACCACGAGCCTGTCCTGGGCGCTTACGCAAGAACACATGAATAACGTCTTCAGCGGGAACACGAGTTGATTGAAGGGAGCCCCACGCGGCATTGGAGCCTGGGTGTCTGTCGAACAACCAATAGGCGACTCGGCGGCCAAGGGCGTCGAACTCGACCCCCTGAATGACTTCATTTAAACCGAGGATCGTCGCCTTATTTTCGTCGAGAAAGTCAGCCTCTAGAACTTGGAGCTGGACCGGAACAGGTAGCCCGTCCGAACTGAATCGACGCCGGCGGCGGATCAAGCACTCGCCACTTTCGGCGACGGCCTCCATGACCATGTGCTGCAGGCCGTAGAAATCCTCCAGACCGTCAGCATCGCAGCAGGTGGTTTCGGCCCAAGCTTTCCACAAGTCCATCAAGCGCAGGCCGTCACGGTCGCGCTTGGCCAATGGCAGCGGCACGATACCAGCG